TCATTTCCTCCCTTACAAAAAGGACGCAGCCGCTCCTTCCGATGCCCTAGGCCAAACCGCGGTGGAGGATTGGGCACCGGAAGGTAGTTGCTGCTGCGCCAAGCCCTAGCGTTGGCGGTTGGGCTGCGAACCGCCACCTGGATGGCCCGGCTGCGGCCCACGGCCGGATTGATCCGGCGCAGGCGTTGGGTTCGGAGGAGTTGGCGGCGTCGGCGTATTGGCCGAAACTGCCGCTGCCAAAGCCACGTCGTTGGTGCCCAGCTGATCAGCCAGCGCCTGCACCTGCGACATATCACCGGATGCAATCGCCGCATCGAGCGCAGACTTCAGCCCCTGCAGCAAGGTAATCGCGGACTGCTGCACGCTGGTATTGTTGCTAACTTCCGCCGCTAAGGCGTCAATTTCGCCAGCCATTTGATTTATCCTTTCGAGGATTTGGTGTAACATCCGATTTGTCTCTTTACTCTCACCAACGTTGATGTTGATGATGTCCCGCCCGGATGCAGACGGCGGTGCATTTGCTGTTTCTTCGGTCATAGCCTACCCATTAGCACGAGAATAAGGATGACGATCAGTACCAGGACCAGGCCGCCAAGTCCGAAATGGCCTAGGCCGTAACCATATGGGATAACATGCCACCATCCCACGCCACCGAGTAGCAGTGCGATGATGAGGATGACGAGTAGATAACCCAACAACATCAGCCTCCCTTATCGGTCCGTGGTCCACCAACCATCGGCACTACATCGGTAATATCGTCACGGTTCTTGGCAACCTCAACCACCGCCTCTGGCGCGAATAAAGGACTAGCATGAACCTGAACACCGCGAATTAATGATGCGTTGATCGCCACATTTCTATCGGTTCCGGAAATGCCCAGCCAGATCAGACCAACAATCGTCAGCAATGGCGAGATCAACTGGATAATCGCCTGCGCCGTATCGTTATCGAGATGCAGCGTGTTAACAAGGAGCACCGCGACCGGCCCGCCAGCGACCAGCAAGCCCTTCAGCACATTGTAGATCGCCACCTTGTTATCGCTGTTGATTATCATCGCTGCGATCCTCTTTGCGGCACAATCCGCAATGGTGGCGGTCCACCACCCGGTGTTGGCGGCAATGCATTTTGAATATCCTGTGGCGTCGGATCGGCTGGCGCTTCCTTGTCGATTTCCTCCTGGTCCTTATCCGGATCGTATTCAGGCGACAGGAAGTCGCGGCGTTTCGCTTCATCGAGGATGGCCTTGCGGCTGATGTCCTTGTTTTGCCGCAGGAATTGCAAGAAGGTTGGTGCTTCGGGGCTTTCCAGGTCGATGGCGAAGTCAGTATGCACGTTGACTTCCGGTTCCGAGCTATCGCCCAGCCATTGCGCGGTCAGCTTCAACGCCTGTTCTAATGCATCCTTCAGGTTGAGCGCCCAGGCCTGGATCGCGCTGTTGCCCTTCTGCGCGGCGAATGCCGTCGTCACCACGGTAAGATTGCCGGTCTGCGCCGTCAACGGCTGGCGGCCTAGCTCGCGCAGTTGATCCTCAGTCGACTTGACATCGGCCGCAAGGAACGTCAGCGAGGAAGCTGTTGGCTCAATAAACGTCCAGCTGCCCGGTCGACCGTCCGACGAACGTGGTGCATAAAGCACCGTCTTAGGTCCGACTGGAACCGACTTAGCATTGCCCAGCTCATCAAGTATCGGATCAACGCCATTGCCTGACAGCATCGGAAAGGCGGCCTGATCCTTAATCGACTTGAGGTTAGTTTCCTGCTGATAATGTTCGATCTGCAGATAGGCCGCATCCTGCATCGGTGGGACAAATTGCCAGCGCCCGCCCTTGCGCCGGCCCGTAATCACCGGCACCAGCGCGATGATCTTCAACGCAATCGGCCCGCGCTCGACTTCCACCCAGGTGATCTTAGCGCCTGGCACATCCTGATCCTGTAGCGCACGCCAAAGGACATAGCGCGCATCGGCATACTGTCCATTGCCCAGTGGATCGCGGATAAGCTCGCGCACCTGGTCAATCTCGACTTCCTTGTAGCCAATCCGCTCGACAATCGGTTCCCAGATACGCGCATTGATAATCGTCTCCTGGCCATTGACCGTATCGGAATAGACTGCCAGCATTCGCTTCGCGGGAATGTGCACCCAGTAAGGCCGCGCGCCCATCTGCCGCTCGACCGCGACCGACGCATTGAACGGCACTGGCGGCTTATCGACAAGTATCCAGTCAACGCCATCATTGATCGCCTGAAAGAAGACCTGCGCCGCGAACACGTGAATGTGATTACCCTGACCGTCGATATCCTCAATCAAGTTCTCAATGGTCTGCGAGGCGCTGCCATCCTTAATCGCTAGTTCCTTAGCGAACGGCTTGGCCGCGAGGTTCTCGACAATGTCACGATAGACGTTGGTATATTTCGAGTTGCGCCGACGATAGTCATAATCCGTCTCTGACTCATTGGGAAACTTCGGCAAGTACAATTCGCCAGCCAGCCGCAGCGCCGGCGTGCCATCGAGTAGGGTTTCCACCATCACCCAGAATGGCTCCATCACCCGATAGTCATAGGACGGCGTTTTAGGCGTGTTGTCATCCTGGCCAGGCAGATTGCTGTTGGTCAGTGGAATGAAACGGGCTTCAGGTTGCTTCGCCATAATCACTCCGGATCAGGACCAACACGCCCCAGGATACGCACATAGACTGATGCGCCGCGGTTAAGTGCCTCTAGCTCAGCCGGTGTTGGCGTCCAGGCCGTTGTCATCGCCGGAAGTTGATAGCCTTGGCTTTCACCGCAAACGCGGGTGACGCCTTCGATCATCGCTATAAGCATTACATTCCGCCGCGGTTCGAGCAAAGGCCCAGATAATCGAGCGTCTTTTCCAGCAGGACAAGCCGACAACAGCAAAGCTAAAATGATCAGCACGCGCATCGGACCACCCATTCAATAAGTTCACCGGCCAAATAGAACAGACAACCCATTCCCACAGCAATTGTCAACGTCAACGAAATTAACACCGGTAGGAAAAGGCTATCGCGCACCTTCGGTTCTTGGTAACAAACTATACAAACATCACCAACTGGCGCTTCACTGTGCTCGCGCGTCGCGCCGCAATAGAAACAGCGCTCACGTTCATTCATATGACCGCACAGGCATCGCCAAGTCATATCAATTCAGTTTGTCTGGGATGATGGTCAAGATCACCTCACCATCCTCGATAGTGTATTGAGCCTTCTTAATCTCGCCATCGAGAAATATTTCAATTATATCGCCATCGTTAACGCCGAGCGACGACCATATTTCCTGCAACACTTCCTGCCATGCGGTCATCGGCCGCTCCCATACACCGAAAAGACTGCAGTTTGTGGCGCACGCCGCAGAAGCTCGACTGCATACCGGCAACTATCAATGGTATGATTTTTCTTGTCCGACAATACAGGCAGCACTTCTTCGGTGCGCTTATCGATCTTATAGCTATATGAACTAAACTCATCGACCACATGCTGGCAGCGCGGATGAATGATAATGTCGTAGGTCTTAAGGAACTCCACGCCTTCTTCAACGCTATTCGGTCCCTTAATTGACGGCGTGATATTATTAAAGCCGACCCGCCGCATATAACTGATGGTCTGCGGATTGGAGCTATCGGCCCGGATCGGCCAGCGCAATGCACCGGGTATCCCTGAGTAGCCTTTCGGGTTTGCCCACCGTGCCGGGCTGCGCGTATCGCTGCCGGCAAACAACGCCGGCGTGTGATCAACCTCGCAACCGATTGCCCAGGCTTCGTAATCAATGTACAGCGTCCTGCCTTCGATAAAGCTGCGCACCAGCACGGTCGGATCGTTCGCAAAGCCCCAGTCGCTGCCGAAATAGAACCGGGCATTGAGTGGCGTCTCGAATTCGGCCACCTTGAAGTTTCGAAAGACACGGCCGCGTGTATGCTGCCGATACTTGCCGAGCCATACATGCGCATACTTGTCCGGATCGCGCCGCTTGTCCAACTCCATTTCATCGATTAGTTCCTGGGTGATGAATGGATTGTCGAAATAGTTGGCGTGTACCAGGATCGCGTTATGCGGCGTCTCGTGAACCAGCAGCTGCTCGATAGGGTCCTTGACGCTGATTGGGTTCCAGCTAAACCAGAGCTCAGAGCCGGCATCGCGTAGTGTTGGGCGTAGTAGCTCCAGCGAATAGGCGCTCATGTTCTGCGCTTCTTCAAACCAGGCAATGTTAAAGCCTTGTAGCGACCGCACCGAGTCAGCGGTGTGGTTCTGCATTCCGTTAAAGATGATCAGGCCGCCGTGCTCGCAATCGATTCTGTCGTCATAGGGGTCAAAGTAACGGGTGACGCCGAGTTCCTTGATGCGATCTTCAAGCAGCAGCTTAACCGACTGCTTCAACGACAACTGCACTTCACGCAGGCAGACCGCACGCGTCCTTTGTTGAATGCAGCGCTCGATCAGTGAGTCAGCGAAGAAGAAGGATTTGCCTGAACCGCGTCCGCCGCGCGCACCCTTAAAACGAGCCGGTTTCAGCAACGGCAGGAAAATGCGCGGCGTCTTAATGGTTAGCGTGGTGTCGAGCATCAATCAGCAGCTTCGCGCACTATCGTCGGCGTTTCCTCGAATTCGCCTTCAATCGTCTTGATGTTCTCGACCACCGCGCCAGTCTCGTCTTCAGGGATAGCGACCAGTGCGCCATCCTTGCTATCGTATATCACCCGCTCGATGCGGTGGACTTCGCGGTTGCCAGGATCGTTCGGGTTGACTGGAATGTGTTTCAGCTGCGCTAGTCGCGCGTGCATATAAGGAGCCGCAGCAATCGCCATGACATCGCGACGGGCCGATGGCACGCCAGGATCGCGCATCACGCCTAGCATATATTCGAGCGGCGTAGTACCAGTCGCAGCCGCGACACGGCGCGCTTCAGCATACGCCTTAGTGACCGCGCCCATCGGCCGACCAGCCTTGCGCGCATTGGCTCGCGGTGGCCTAGCCACATCCTTCGGACGCTGCTTACCAAGCTTGCCTCTGCGGTTTATCTTGCGCGCCATAAGTCCTTCAATCACTTAGTGTCACTTCAGTTGCCCTTAAGCTCACCGGATTGGAGCGACCGAATAACGACAACAGCACCTTCACCCGGTCATTGTGCGACCATGTCACCTTGCCGCTCCAGCCTTCGAACGGGCCGCAGTGCACCCGGACAATCGACCCAACCGGCACGAACCTGACCAATGCCGCATCAACCTCGCCCTGATCAACGAACCCATCGACACAGCGCTCGATTATCACCTTCATCGCTTCTGGCCTAATGCGCGATGGCGTCTCGCTATCCGAGCTTATCAGCCGTTGGATGCCGCGTGTCGAATTGATCAGCTTCCAGCGTTCATCATCGACATCAAAATTGATAAAGATGTATCCAGGAATGTATGGCTGTTCGACTATATGTTTGCGTCCACGAATGATACGTGTCTGGCGCACTCGCGGATTAAACGGTTGTAATCCACGACGTTGTAGGCTGTCCTCGGCAATCGTATCCTTGAATGGATAGACTGTCGCTGCATACCATGCAAAAGTCATTTATTCAGGCTCGCGCAGCTGGGCTAGGTTCGCACCTGCCGCAGGGGAAAAAGGGGCCTAAACGATCCCGACCGACGAACCGGGCTCTATAACTCGCCTGCCGGCCTGGCATGCCAACGGTCTGAGCGTAAAAGCATGCCGAGGCAAACGGTAATATCAAGGCGCTAGTTCCCAGCGCTCGCATTGCCGTCACAATATCATCGATAAAACCCAACAGGGCGTAGCTTTTAGACGGCTAGGCCGCATGGTTATAATCACGTCAATGCCGCAATATGGGTCGATTTGCGGCTTGGTGTCACTACCCATAATTATCTCTATTGTTTACCTTTCCTGTTTATTTATAGGTTTTAGGGGGTTTAAGGGGGTCCGTTTAGGTAAACGTTAGGGAAAATGCTGGTAAGCGAAGAGCCGCCACAATTTGCGGCTTTAATTGAAAGTCGTCGCAAAAGCGAATATACGGTTGCCTTTTTAAGCGTCGCGGCCCAAGCTCCCCAACCCATGACCGAAGCAACCGAATTCCTGACCAGCCTTGCGCGCGATATGCCCATTTCGCAGCGCCTGATCCTTTGCGGCTTCGAAGGCGATCCGGGCAAGGCCGAACCGCGCGACTGGCGGCCACGACCCTGGAAGCTCGGCACTGAAATACCGTTCGAGCGGCGCGCCAACGGTTATGTAACAGTGTCATCATTCGGTAGGGCTGAGGATGGTACCTTTCGACGGCGGCAAGGAATGTTTGCGGCTGGTCGCGCGTTGATGGTCGATGACGTCGGCACTAAGGTTGAGCGCGAGATCACGGCCGCACTGCCGCCATCAGCGGTCATCGAGACTAGCCCAGGCAATGAACAGCACTGGTATTTTCTTAGTAAGCCGGAAGGTGATGCGGCGAAGTTCGATAGCGTGATACGATCCTTCATCGCTGGTAAGCTCCTCGGTGCTGACCCTGGAATGGCCGGCATCACCCGCGTCGGCCGGCTTCCAGGCTACACCAATGGCAAGCCGCAACATCGCGGCTTCCTGACTAGAATGCTTAGCTTATCGACCCAGCGATATTCGCTTAATGATCTAATCGACGCCTTCAACATCGAATTGCTCGGACCGAAGGTAACAGCCCGCGCGGTGCCTAGTGATATCAGCGATCCGCGCGAGGCGATGTTCATCAACTATTATCGATGGCTCGACCGTAATGGCTATCTGAAGAAACCGCATCCGGACATGGCAGGCTGGACTGAGATGCGCTGCCCATGGCTCGATGAACACACCGACAGCGTCGATAACGGCGCGGCGATCCGCGATCCAATGCCGGAGAACGGATTTTATGGCGCGTTCCGTTGCCATCACGGTCACTGTATGGAGAAAGGATGGAGCGACCTAACCGAATGGATTGCCAGTGAAGAAGCCGCGACTAACCTAGAGCGTCTGAACCGCGACGCGCCGCGCACCCTGGAGGAACTCTATGGAACTAAGCAACGAGCAGATAACCTGGCTGATCA